TTATCGTAATATAATCCGTCGCCTTGCAAAAGGGTCGCAACTCTTCCTCGGTGGCTCGTGATACCATAATCACATCAAGTGAGCCCCTAAATTGCGCTTCCCTGCGATGATGACTACTGCATAATGGCAAGATGCCCCAAGGCTCATTCATGCGCTTGCCTGCAAATTTCAAGTGATGGTCCCATTCTGTGCGGCCTTCGCATGAGTCGTCAGCCAAGCAACAGCGAGACATGAATGGATCCGCGGCCAACCGTTCGCGCACGTCCGATGGAATAGGACAACGCAAGCTCATTTCTTCTTTTTCGCTGCATCCTTCCACGCCGCCTCCACATGTTCATCGCATACTAACTCTTTCAGTTCACGGACAAAATATATCTTCTTGTGCTTTTTGTAAGGAGGACAACGCTTGCAAGAATACTCAGGCATGATTTTATTATACCTTGTGTTTGCACTCATGTAAAACCATCCATGCAATCATATATTCCTTCCACCCGTTGTCTCCGTGTTCCTTAAAATAGCGCAGCGATTCTTGAGTATAATCATAGGAGTGAAAACACTCAGGGACTCTGTTGCAATTCCCGTCTGGACACCCACAACGAATATTGCCGTTATTATAGCAACTCATACATCAAAAAATTCTCGCTGCTGGTCGTCGTGCTTGGACGGGGTGAAAATAGGCATGTGATTTTGGTGGTCGAGTAATCGCTTCTCCTCTGATGGGGCTTGTGGCTTCTGTGGTTGGGGTGGGATTGAGTCTGTACGGCTCAGCTTTCCGCAATAGCAGACGGATGGTTTTTTTGGATCAAAATAGTGAACCATATTTTTGCAGGTGTATTCTACTTCCGCTCTTTCAACGGCTTCTTTGTTTACTGAAAAGGACATCGTTTGGCTCATTTTCTTGATTAAGGGGCTAGGGGAGATTCGTAAGTAATGCCGATTCTTCCCACAAATGCGTTTTGCACCAGCGAGTTGTCTTTCAAAAAGTCAATAAATTGATTCATTTTTGCTTCACCACATATTGAGATGAGTCGAGGTATATCGTAAATGTGGTAGTTGCCTTCTTTTTCCTTAACTTTTTCGCACACAGATTCGCGAACAAATCCATTCTCTTTTAGAAATGCCTCAATTTTGGGCAGATGCTCTTCTTCCACAATGTCTTTGAGTGATAGGTTTCCCAATTGAATGTTCATATATCATCTCACTAAGCTAGTAATAATGGGCCTACGAGAACTCGCAATCGCTGAATGAGTACTCTCCAATGAGGAAGTCGTCGGTTCGGGATGGGTATTCCCTTTTCATTTCCACCGCGTGATTGAGATTTCCTGCTTTTTGTTTTTCGTCTACCATTTTCCAGAACTCTGAATCAGTAACTTTATCGCCGTATTCGTTCTCAACGGTTTGGGTTTTTGTCCACTTCCTCATTTCCTCGATGGTCTTGTAGTATTTTCCACCGTTGTACTGAAAGGAGAATTGCCACCCTGCGGATGATTTGCCGAGGTGTACGGAGTCGAATCGCTTGCACTTGTCGCACTCGTTTACTTTTGTGTAGAAGTTTGTTCCCATGTTTTCATCTCACTAAGTTAGTAATCGAACTGAATAATCGTAGTAAGTTTTGTCTATCTCGAACCCAAGCCATCTACGCCCATTGTTCCTTGCCGCAAGTAGCACCGTTCCACTTCCCGCAAACGGATCGCACACTAGGTCGCCTTCTCTTGTCGTGGCAAGAATGATTTTCTCTGCCAACTCATAGGGTATCGGGCATGGGTGTGGGTTGTCTTTCTTGCTCACATTCTTCACTTGGTTGATGTTCCACCAATCGTAACCTCTTGCACTTTTTCCATCGGCTATTCTCTTTGCAATTCGCTTGTCCGTGGGATTCTTGTATGCTTGCGGTATTTTTGTCATGTCGGGTTTGCATCCGAACCACGAAATGAGCCGAGATTGTTTTGCTGTGTTTGAGTTGTAGACCCACGACACGACCTGTTGTACCCCCCCCATAACGCCACCACCCAACAGATTTATTGTTTCTTCGGGATAAAGTATCACCACCGATTTCTTTCCCTTAAACGCCGTCCAAAGCAGGTCGCAATACTCGTCCGTTGGCAAATTGTCGCCATAAGTTGAGTAGTGGTACTTTTGGTTGTAGGGCGGGTCGCTGATAAAAAACGCTTCGTCGGGTATGCTGTGTTCTCGAAAATCTCCAAGTATTACTTCATTCACATTCAGTTGCTAAGCTAGTAATCGTTTCACTTCATGCCACTCAATCAGCGAGGCGATGAGGGATTGTTGGGAGGGGGTCATAACTTTGTTTCTACTGTTACCAGTGTGTCGTTCTTGCTTCCACCGTGAGGAACAAGGAGTATTCGTGTCATTTCAAACCCTCGACCTTTTCCGATTCCCATCGTCGTCCACCCGAAACAGATTACCTTTCCACCCTTCTTTGTTGTGCGCGCAATTTCCGTCTTGATGTCGCCCCAATACTTCATGGACGTTGGCTTGGTATCAAGCAGTTCCATTCCATGCCCTTCATAGCATTGTTTCGCCTGTGTAATCGAGTATGGAGGGTCAAAGAGCACTCCATCGAAATAATCATCGGGAAAACTTTTAACGAAAGCGAGTGCATCCATGTGGTGTGTCGTATCGCGTTCAGGGTTGATATCATTCGTTACTCGCGCAGGACTATTCTTTCCCGCAAATGGGTCACACCACAATCCATCGGTGACTTCCTCTTTCAAGAGTTCGCGTATGGGTTTAATCGTAAATGTCCAAGCGTTCGGCATCGCCCATATTCGTTCCATTTTCATACCCCTACATAGTTACTAATAACTTCCTCCTTTTCTGCGAGAGAGGCGAGGGCGGAGAGGGTTTGGGTGCGGCAGGTGTTGAAGCCGTTCTCATACGCCACATAGATGTCTTGATTTTCACTTCCCCACTTTGCACGGTCTTCTTCAGGCACACACGCCACAGCATCCTCAATCGTGGCTTTACGTTCGCGGACGACTGCGGTGGTAATTTGTTCTTGAACTCCCTTGGCGCAGACAACATCTTTTGAGCCGCAATCTTTGCATCGGTCTAATTCCTCAATCGCTTCTTCGCGGATGGAGAGGAGGGAGGCGCGGAGGAAGAGTTTGACATTGTTTGTCGTCGCAGGGATATCTCTCTCTTTGTCGTAAAGAGCAAAGTTCTTCATGAGATACTTTTCATCAAACTTCTTCTCAAACTCTCCTTTTATTCTCTCTATTGAGTCATTCATGGGGGTTGATTATCCTTTTAAGGTCTGCGAGGGTGACTGCAAGTTCAGCGGGCAGAGCAGTGCCACAGTAGTAAGACTTCTCGAATGCCTCCCTCTCAATCCTCTCCCGTTCCTCTTTACGAGCGAGGGTGTCAATGGAGTGGAGGGAGGCGCGGAGGAAGGATTCAGCCCAGTCTTTACCTGAAAGCGCAAGTGGAGTAGTCTCCTCAAACTCTGCAATTATTTTCTCGATTGGGGTCATAGTCGCCGTACACTCTCCCCCTGTGCGCTCGGGGCATGAGCTGTTTGTGCATGTTCTTATCCGTCCCTCAATCACCCGTGCTGATTCTTCGGGGGTGCTAAATTCTCCTTCTGCGAGTTTGTGGGTCATTTTATTTTCTCACGCTTGCTTTCTGATAAACCTCTGGCCTCGGCCCACCAGTGGAATGATTGCCTTCCTTTACTTTTTTGGCCGCAACCAAAACCAACTGTGGCTCATCGGCCGACATTGAGTCAAAAGGTTTTCCTTCTTTGGTCAATCCTTGCGGTTGAATTGTGATGCGAGCGCATCCATGAATCCATACTGTTCTCCCAACTGCTATTCCGACGAGTCCGGTAATTGGGTCTTTTACTTTGTCTCCGAGGTTTATTTTTGTCATGTTAGTGTTGCTAATTTTTTAAGGTCTGCTGTGTGTCCGGGGACGTAGCCGAGTTCAATCTGTTTTTCTGCTTCGATTGTTGATCTCGTCCCGTAGTCCGTTCCCTGTAGTTCAGGATTCTCCGAAGTGTGGAGTCGCCAGTATCTATCTGCGTTTGATATGTCCGTGAAAATATCTTGCAGCTGGTCTTTCACTTTTGGCGTGAGTTCAATGCCGTACTTTTTCAAAACGATACCGGCGATCCATTTACCTTTTGCCGAACGCTCACGAAATGCGGGATATTCTTTGAGATATTTTAGGATTTCATCGTTCACAATAGGGTTTGTTATTACTAATGTAGCCAAGAGACTCAAGGGTTGGTACGACTATTCCCAAGAATGAACAGGTGGCGAGGTCTTTCTCGATAAGATCCATTACTTGGCTCGTTTTCAATCCCCCTGCATCGCTCAAGGAATACCGCCCCTGGTGTGTCTTTCCCATAAACGTATATTCACGAATCCCGAACACTTCTTTCATCAGCGCGTCATGCACATCGTCTTCCGTCATTTCCTGATCGTTTGCAATGTAACGAGCAAGAACCTTGTGGTATGCGAGTTGTCCACGGCTTCTGATATTCACTTCTTCGACGGGAACCATACCAATTTCTTTATCAACAGGAAGTCTGTTGTAGACAGAAAGAAGATGCTGGCGAGAGCGAGGAACAAAATGTTTTCGTGCAATACCATCGGGGTCTTTCACGAGCTTTATGCTCCCCATGACTACCTCGTCTATTGGCGGCCTATTTTTCATTTTAGAAAGACAGTTCGCAAACTATCTGATTAATCTCTGCGATCGTGTCTTTCTGGTATTGGAGATAGGCTTCGACCTTTTCCATGACGTCTTCTCGTTTTGTTTCTATAACGAAATAGTCTTTTGCGGGAATACGGGGATCGTAGAATACGGAATAGACGGTTTCCAGCTTATCGTTCACACAGAAATACTGCATAACTTGGTCGATGTACTCGCTCGGAACTTCCTTTGTGAGCCATGCTTCGATGTGTGATGCGGAAGAAAGGCATTTGATTTCTACAGCCTCAGTTTCCCCAATGAAACCATCAGGAGAAATTGCGATAGATTCGCAGTCCTCGCGTTGCCAGATGACGAGTGAAGTATCAACCGTCTTTCCTGTGGCCTCTTTGAACTTCATAACAGCTTCTTCTTCGAGCCTCAAGCCGCGCTCCATCGGATTTTCTTCGTCGGCCTCGACGGCGATGCGTTCCGCGATCAACTCATAGTAGCCCTTCTTCTTTCCAGTACCACGCTTGGTGATGATGTCCTTTAAGCGTGTTCCGGTTATCTTTCCTCGACGAGCTGCGAGCCATGATTCTTTCTCCTCAAATTTAAGCGTTTTCATCTTTTTTCGCTACTGATAATTGCTCTTTCTTTTTGTCCTTGGTCTCCGCAAGTTTGTTTTTTGCCTCAATTGGCATGTCTGCCCAAACAGTCTTCAATTCGTCGAGAGAAGTACAATCGGTTATTTTTTCGACACATGACATGATAAGCTCCTCGAATTGCTGCTGTTTGTAGTCTTGGAACTCCTGCATTTCTTCTGAGCTGGCAATTTCTCCGTCCGAAGCATAACCGAGTAACGCAAGCGCACGACCAACCGCGATTGTTTCCAGCTTCTCGAAGTCTTTGACCTTTGCCCCAACCTTTCCGAGAGAGTGTCCCGTTGCTTCTGCCGAGTTAGCATCGGACTTGTCCTTCAAGACACGCGCCTTGAACATGATCGTTCCATCTGTCTGAACGGTAGGAGCGGTCTCAATAAGTCCATTGGCGTTCCCCTTGCGAAATTCGTTGATGCGGTCTTTGACCTGAGCATATTCTTTTCCCGCCAAGTCCATTGTTTTAGTTTTCATTTTTTTTAGCTAATTCTGCTAATTCTTCCGCACTGAGGGAGAGGAGCCACGGGCAGTTCGCAAAATGCGCTCCAATCTCTGCCCACTCTTTTTTACATGTGCAAGTTTCCATATCTAGTCAATTTCTGGATAATCGTCGGGATCCTTGAGCGTCGGACATGTAGACCAATGCTCCTGTTCTCCATCTTCGTTTAAGCCTTCCATGCCACACTTGCGGCAAGCTGTGTCATTGTCGGTATCTGCGTCGGTTACGCCGGGGGGTAGATTTGGGTCTTGCATATTAGCGTCCCATTAAGTTCTGGATAAAGTATTTTATGTACCAGTAGATTTTTGTTTTTTGCATAGGTTTAATTTTTTCTCTGTCCTCATCACCACCTCATGAGAGATGATGAAGACGACAGAGAACATGAGGCTTTTAATTTCCACTATTTCGTTGTCAACGTGCTGTCTGTTTCTGTGTTAAGGATACTCCTTTTGTGCTTAGCGTCAAGCACCTATCAAAGAAAACTGTGGATAAGACTACGCCTCAACCAAGCTATTTTTGAGCCGTCGAGCTTTCTGCATCATTTTGGCGTGCTCAATTCGTTGCTCTTTTGTCAGGCTGTCCTTACGAGCCTTTGCGCCCTTTTTCCCCATCGCACTCATAACCTCTGATATTGTTTTTTTGTTCATAAAGATTTTTTACGTTCCTTCATTTCTTGCACTTTCCCCTCCTTCCGAAGTTGAGCAATCGTTTTACTCACATTTATAATCATGTCGGCCTTAAAAGCTGAATCATCCGCAAGTTTCTGTTCTAAATCTTTTTTACCGATCTCGATAGCGTGCTTCATGGCTTCGAGCACGTCCAACCACCCATTCATGTATTCCAGTCCACGATCGGCAAACATCCACTTCTTTCTTGCATAGCCTCCTTGTGCGTTTTCACAGAGAGACACTTCGCCTTTATCCCAGTCTACTTTGAGTACGACTTTGATTCCTTTGTGCTCGACGGTTCTGATGGTGATGTTATTTTTCATTTTTTAATAGTTCTTTAATGGCTAATCGTTTCTATAAGATATTTTTTAATATAAGAACAATTGTTGCCCCCAAAATTGAACCAATCAAAATATAAAACATAGACATAGAGAGGCTTCTTGTTTCTTTCATGTTTATATTTCTTTAGGGGATAAATCGTGTCTATCTGCACAAAGTTCTGCACGCCAATCATGCAAATGGCAATCAAGGACAACGCCACACATTCCCTCGTCTGGCGTTCCTATTTCTTCAATCGGTTTTCCACAATAAGTAAAGTCAAAAAGAAACTTCTCGATTGTTTTATCTGCACTTTCAATAGGATTTTTGAAACCTTGCGCTCGGTTGTATGTGATTAGCGCATCACGAAAGTTATATATTGTTGCTTCTCTGAATTTTTGTCGGTGCATATTTATTTCTTCCTCCGCTTAGCATTTGCAAGCTGGGAGATTAGTGTTTTAATAAATTGTTTTTCTTGTGAGTAAGATGCCAATTAGGACAGTATTCACACCTATGCTGTCTTGCCCTTACTTTTGCCGAGGTTTCCGTCCTTGCCAGAGAGAAACAAAATCTTGGCGTGGATAAGTTTGTCAAGTTCGTGGCGAGTTTTTGCATTAGCTATCACAGCTCGCTCCAGTGTCCCCGTGAAAGTGTCCAGCTCGTCCAGTACGCTCATAAGGTGGGCTACTTGTAGATTGGCAAATTGGAGTTCCTTGATTGCGGAGGCGAGGAGTTTTGCGTTGTTTATTTTTTTACTCATCAGGGGGGATAAATTAACTTCCGTTGAAAATAATATCTTGCGACGACAATCCCTCACTAACTTTGAATTTTCCACGTCCGTGATATTGCAAAACTCCTTGAGGGTACCAGCAGTCCATGCGCACCTTTGCAAAACTTCCACCATTACCCATTAAGATATAATCCGCAATAAGTGAAACATCATCGGGGTAACCGCAAATCTCGTATTGTGTTTCTTTGCCATCCTCGCTCCATGCACCGATAACTGCAATGTGCATGTAACCAGAGTCATGTTTTGTTCCTGCTGGTACGATAAGCACCTGGTCGTATAACCTTGATGTTTCATTCCAAGGTCGTTCTGGCATTTTTAGTAATTCTTTTTTTGTTGGTTTTCTCATACATTCTTCTTCCGCTTAGCATTTGCAAGCTGGGAGATTTCGAGGCGACGACTAGGATTATCAGTCCTATTATTTTCAAGTAAACAGGCGATTACTTCTGCAATGGTACTGTCATACTGTCCCGCAATAGCTTTTAATGCTTTGCGTGAGGATGGATAAACTCGGACTTTCTCGATGGCGTTTTCTTTTTTCATTTTATAGATTTTTAATTCGTTCTAAAACATCGTCGCTACTGTGCTTGTCCCATTCTGGTGCCTTGTCTAATATTTCAGCAAAATTCGCTTCTTCCCACCTATGGCTTGGAATATGATATGTGATTTGCTTGCCGTAGACTTTTCCTATCCCTAATACAAATTGTGTCCCAGTTCCAAAGCAAATTTCACCATCTGAGTGTCGCCACGAACGCCAAACAGGAAGTTTCATTGTTATCTCTGTTTTGTCTCCGTCTGTCCTCCACTGAGAAACAGACTTGCAGAGCGCAATGTACAAAGTAATTCGATGCTCGTATAACTCATCAAATGTGTGGAAACCGTCACAATCACACTCTCTATGCGAACCATCTATGCTTTTACATTTTTTTGCGTGTTCTTTCATTCCTCTATCATACCACGGGTGCGCTGTAACCCACAAGCGCAAGGTGTGGACAACTAAAACATGGAGGGGGCTACGGCAACAAAGTGACTTCCAAATCTCCACCCCATGCGAAACGTATTCGCACCGCCTCACATTGTCCGTCTTTGTTTTTCTTCAAGTAAACACCATTGCAGATTTTCCCTGCTGTATCAGGCACTTCTTCATAGCCGTCATCGGAACCCCATGTAGTTTTCTTTTTCTTCATACCTCAATTCTATCATCTATTACTTGGGGGGTGGGGGGGGCATATTACATTCGTTTACTTTCTGCGAGTCTTTTAATTTCATCAGAAAACCCCTTGTCAATTTTTGGCATTTCAAAGCCTTTCCCGATCAGGTGTTCTTGCTTCGTTTCGATGAGATATTGAACTTTCGTATTTGCGCCTTCGATAAATTTTTGAATTTTTTTATCAACCCCTTTTGAGCGAATATCGTCCCAATCATCTGGCGTAAGTTTGTAAGAATAATTCCATCCCATTGTTCCGTGAAAGTCCGGCATGACTGCGGAAATATGTGAGCCGTTTATTGAACCCATGCTAAATGCGCCGTCCTTTCGGGACATGTGGCAGTAGATTGCTTTTTCNAACTCACTCTCGTCAATAGGGATAAAATCATCTTGACCAAACCCACGCATAATTTTGAATTTCATTTTCACCATACAACATTATTTAGCTTTTCATTTTTCTCATTTTCTTTTGACTTCATTTTGTTGACAAGTTTGACCCAGTTTTCTTTCAACTCATGGGGGGTAGTAATTTGCGCTAAGTAGAGTTTCATTTGATTTATTTGGGGGAGCACTGAAACGACTTCAAGCACTTTTTCTAATCCATGCTCGGCGATAAGGAAATCACACGCGGCTCTTTGGGTAGTGTTTGAGTAATACGTTTTATTTTTGGAGTCCACTAACTCAAACGCCTTGATAACCTCTGCCCCTATTGTTGTGTATTTGGGTTGCTTCACTGCGACTGGCTTTGCTGTCGCTTTAGAGGTAGAGGTAGAGGTAGAGGTAGAGGTAGAGGAGGGGGTGCCCTGGGGGGGGTCTATAGGGGGTCTACTCGAAGCAGAGAGTTTCCTTATTTTAAGCCGTATTTTCTCTGGTACAGCCTCCCAAGCGTTCTCTATGCCTTTTTTCGTATCCGCCGACCCATTGTTGTGGTATTTCTCCCAATTCTTGAAACACACCCATCCATCGACATACAAAACCTTGGGCGAAAGCCGGGGGAGCATGGATTTTTCCAAGTCCCTTTCGTCAATCCCACACTCAAAAGCCATCACGCCTAAATCTAATTCATAAACTCCACACCAAGACGAGCGTTCGTTAGTGAGAAGGTAAATAAATAAATACCGATCTAGCGGATTAAGTTTGCGTATCCACTGATCAGACCACAACTTTGGGTCTATCATTCTTTGTTTTGCCATGAAGAACAAAAAAAAGTTCTAAGTAGAGAGAAGGGCTCAACGGGTGCTACGTTTCACCCTCCCCACTCTCTACTTAAAACTCATTAGTTTAATAACGTAGTAGATTTTGCAAAAAATTGCAAGTAGAACTTATTGAGTTCGCTCTACAAAATAATTATACCATATTTTTAATTGCAAGAATATGTGGTTTTCTCCACATGTGGACAACTTCGTGGACAACCAAAAACAAGCCAAGGTAGAATGAACAACAGGAGGGAAACATCTTTTTTGATTGTGTTTATCACTAATCTAAAAAACATGTTCGTAAAAAAATGCTACTCGTGCAAAAGCTCTGCGGTAAATCTCTTGAAATCGTCGAATAATTGGAAAACTCTACACCAATTCTGTGCAAAATGCGGTAAAGACCAAACAAAGCAGGTGCTCAAGGTCAAAAACATGCGTAAATCTTGCAAATTCAAGCCCATAGCGCGTCGGAAGCCAACAGGTAGAGCTTTGGGTGTCTTTCTCTTAGTTTGGGCGTTTGTGGCAGTTTTGAGCCTTCCTTTCCTGTCCTCCACGGTAACGTATGCCGCGGTTCCCGAAGAAAAGATTGTCAACAAGATTGTCAACCAAACACCAGAAGAAATTGCCATCGAGAAAATAAAGTTCTACGCCGCGAAGTATAAAGTTTCCTCAAAAGAAATGTACGCCGTTGTGAATTGCGAGACTGCCGGAACTTTTGACCCGACGATCCGCTCACGTTACTTGGAAGGCACACCGCGCCACGAGAAAAGTTTTGGACTCTCACAAATTCATCTTCGGTCGCATCCTTACGTATCATACGAACAGGCCATAGACGCAGATTTTTCCCTAGATTTTATGGCAAAGAACTTCGCAAAAGGAAAGCAGGGGATGTGGTCATGCTATAAAATACTCAAGAAACAAGGTATAATATAAGCAAAAGCAATTCTAGACTGCACGCCAGTATACGGGTTATAGTTTTAGAAATAGAACAACATTGGCCTCCATGCAACGTCATTCTTGAGCACTCCGCAAGGGGTGTTTTTTGTTTCATTTTATGGTAAGATGAAGAAGCTTTCTTGTTTATGCGCCAGAAAACCGTAATCGTGCCTCTATACGTGAGGGCGTGATTAGCGGTTTTTTGTTGTCCACAGCTTTCTTTGAAAACCCCTATGCACCAAAAATAGGAAGCGTATAATTAGCAAAGCCTCGCTCTTTCGTAAAATCGAAACAACTGTTCATCTCAAGAATTTCTCGCAATAAAGTTCTTTTTTGATACTACGCAGAACTCACGAGATGGTTGTTTCTCAGACGGAGAGCTTGGTTTATGAATGGATTAGCTCAATGGAAGAGCACCCCCTTAAAGGGTAGATGCGGGTTCGATGCCCGTATCCATTCGCAGTTCTTTGATGGTGAATAGATTACAGGGATTGTGAGAAGATGGTGACTAGATCGCCTACACTCTTGGTAGGGTAGCTCCCTAAACGCGTGGGTCGTGTCGCGCATCCCTGTACACCTGTTCATCATAAGAGAGTTCCTTGAGAGATGTCTGAGGAATGCGGACAGTGATCCGCCGTAATGAAATGGAACAAAGCGTAAGTGGCACATTCCGCCTCATTATTGACCACTTGTGAAAGTCAAACCTTTCTCCTCAGACGCCTCTTCGGGAATAAAATATATGCGTTACTACACATCAGAAAAATACATCGACATCGCAAACGAGACCGACATCGCCTTCATGGGTGAATCTCAGTTATGGGTAGTCTCTTGCCCTCGTTGTTGGTCTGGTGTATGTGTTGGACAAAGACATTGCGCGTATTGTGGGTTCGGTACTTCCAAAGAAAAATTCAAGAAACTCGTTACAAATCTGAGAAAAATCTATGCCCCCAGCACAACTTGAAAGACTAAACCGCGCTCGATTGGAATTGGTGGCCATAGTTGAATTAAACCCTCCCACAGATTTTTACAAGCACATAAACTCTCTCGCAGATGAAATCGAACAACTCATCATTCGGAACTCTAACAGGGATAGCTCTGAAACTTCACAAGGCACCACGGTTAAATCTTGACGCGATCAACGCGAAAATGCCCGCACTGTTTCGGAATAACGGCATGGAGGAGTTTCGCAAGGTTTCGTGGGTTGAGAGGTTGAGTGAGTTAATAGTTTAGGAAACGGCTTATGTGATGTTTAGAAAAAGGGATTGAAAGTACAAACTACACGCATTAGCTCATGGCGTGTTTTTTGTTTTTATTTTATGGTATAATAGCTAGACCAATGAGCGCAAACGGCAAGACTCCATTCCTAACACCGCAGCAGGAACTCTTCCTTGCTTATTACACAAACCCTAAAAGCGACACATTTTCAAATGCTTATCAGTCTGCAATCAAGGCAAAATACAAGGAAGATTATGCAAGAAACATAACGGCAGAACTTCCCGACTGGCTACAGGAAAACCTTGGTGACATGACTAGACTGAGAAAAGCAGAGAAAAACCTTGATGAAGTACAGAATTTTAATGTAGTAGATGAAGAAGGGAAAGTAGATGTTCCTCTGTTGGAAAAAAGAATCAAGGTTGATATGTTCTATGCTGAACGGCTGGGGAAACAAAAGTATTCTGCTCGAACTGAACTTACTGGAAAAGATGGTGGTGCAATAGAGTTTTTAGATAAATCAGATGACGACCTCGCAAAACTCGCCGGACTCAAAGATTAAACAAGAAGCCTTAGCAGAATTAGCCAAGCGTGAACTTGCCCGGCGCCATTTCCGCTATTTCTGCTTATACACTTACGACAACTACCTTGAAGGCTGGCACACCAAGCTACTCTGTGATGCACTAGAGCGAGTGGAGAAAGGCGAGATACGCTTCCTCATCATCGAAGCGCCTCCTCGTCATTCCAAGTCTGTCCACGTTTCTCAACTCTTCCCTGCATGGGTTGTAGGCAAAGAGAAGGACACTGATGTTATCGTTGCTTCTTATTCTGGCGATCTAGCTACTGACCAAGGACGAGAAACAAGAAACCTCATTGAGACGCAGAAATACCAGAATGTTTTTAAGACGCGACTCGCTGAAGACTCTAATGCGAAGGGCAAATGGAATACAAACGGCAAAGGTTCCTACAACGCCGCGGGTGTCGGAGGCTCGATCACGGGAAGGGGTGCTGACTTCTTCATCATCGACGATGCGTTCAAAGACCGCAAAGAAGCTGACTCCATGATTATTCGTGATAATCAGTGGAAGTGGCTCAAGTCCGTCGCGTATACTCGCTTGTCTCCTCAAGGCGCAATGATTGTCATGGGTACTCGTTGGCATGAAGATGACATTGTTGGACGATTGACCGTTGGAGAAGAAAAGGAAGACTGGGTGGATTACTTTGATTACCTTGAAGGCAAACGCGCTAAATGGGTACGGCTTACACTCACCGCAATAGCTGAAAAGGACGAGCCATACCGCAAAAAAGGAGAAGCACTGTGGCCGGAACGCTTCCCCATTGAAGAACTTAACGACAAGAAACGCATGATGGGGCCTTATGAGTTCGGAGCACTCTACCAAGCCCGTCCTGTTGACGACGCAAACCGCAAGTTTAAGAAGGAGTGGTTTCACTATCGCACATGGGCAGAAGTGGAAAAGATGCGAGTGAGGAAGTTCGCCACGATAGACCCAAACCTGAAGAAGTCCGATGAGAGTGATTACTGCGGTGTCGCCCGAAACTACGTCAACGAACGCGGAGAATGGCACCTGAGGGCCAACAGATACCGTGTGGACTCAAGCGAAGTCATAAACCTTATCTTTCTCCTCCACGATGAGAAGTTTGAGAAGATCGGCGTAGAAGAAGGTGCGTTTTCGTATGTTGTTGCTCCTTTTCTCAAGGAAGAAATGAGGAAGCGCGGTAAGTTCCCCAACGTCGTTCCGTTGAAGCACGGAGGCCGCATGAAAGAGACACGTGTAGAAGGTTTGGTTCCGTGGTATAATAATGGACAGGTGTGGCACATCGTTGGCGAGTGTGAGGAGCTGGAGGAGGAGCTATTGGTCTTTCCAAGGGGCACACACGACGATGTTTGCGATGCCACGGCCTACATGGTCGGCTTTGCAGAAAAACCTACGCCACTTATTCAACAAAGACACGCATCAAGACCAAAAGTAAATATCGCTGTATAAATTATGAAAATAACAACGCTCAACTGGGATGACATTGTTCGAAGTTCAATGAAGGAGATTAGAGAAAGGGTTGAAAGTCCAAGTGATTACGTTATTGAGTGGGGTGTAGTTGGTTGGGGAATATTTCAACAGTTTGTTCCCAAAGCAAAAAATGGGATTACTTATCTTGGCATGAAACATCGTTTCAATGAGGAAATTGAAGATTATCGTATTATTAAGGCGATATGACCGAAGAAGAAACAGAAACCACAGAACCCGAATCTATCTTTCCTCGCACTCCACGGATTATTATCCCCACCTGTTGTTCCGAAGGCCGCGAAGATTGCAAACACTGTGTCCAGAAGCAAAGACCAGATAAAAGAAACGTAGGAATTTAATATGAAAAAGAAACAAGTTGAACCCGAAGACAGAAAAGCCGAAGAAGTCGCCAAGAACTTACCCAAAGAACTTCCCCCTAGGGTTTCAGCGTTTCTTGGTATGCCTCAATACTTGAAGGAGCCAAAAAACTACGAAAAGATATTCAAGGCAATCTACGAAGCGGGAAACTCCAAATGTTCTCATTCCGATGTTCTTGAGTATTCTGTGTGCAAGAAGTGTGAGGGTGCGAGATTCAACAGGATGATGATGATGAAGAAGCTCGGATTTAAGGACGGTCAACAGTATTTAGCGTGGAGGCGTGTACACGAGAACCTCCGAACTTATCACAGAGACAAATTAGAGAAATATAATGGCATAAAAATAAAATGAATAGCCAAGAACATACCGCAGCAACATTAAACACCATCGTCAACGTGCGTATCGCCCCGTCAAAGATACACGGAGTCGGTGTCTTTGCCCTCCGAGACTTACAAGCCGGACGCAAACTTTACCTTGATGGTATTCCACAGGCTTTCCGAATATCTAAGGGAAATCTCTCAAAGCTATTCCCCGAAGTGAGGGCGCTGCTTACCGAGCGTTGGCCTCGTGTGTTCGTGGATTCTGTTGTTGCTTACCCTGATGCTTGTTATCAAGCCTATGCGAATCACTCTGAGGACTACAACTACGACTGCATCACGGATAAGCTGATTCAGGATGTGAAGAAGGACGAAGAAATTACAGAGAACTATCGTCATATCGAAGGTTGGGAAAGTGCTCATCCTTGGCTTGCAGAGAAAAAAGAGGTATAATTACTAGAACAAGTTTTATTAAAACATAAACAAATCTATGGGAAGAAAAGCAAACGCAGTTGTCGAGGGTGCTGTTGATGAAGCAGTTGTCCCCGCAAAGGTTGAGGAAGTCGAGACTCCAAAAGCAAAAGGTGTAAGTTACTCGCTCACCGCATCGTTTAAGACGATTACTCGTGAAGGTGATCGTATTACCCACAAGTACAAAGGTGTAGGTGCATCACTCGCAGAAGCCATTGAGTCGGTTGTTGGTAGCGAAGAAGACTTGGTTGATGAGTATAACAAGCCATTTCCAAAAGGGATAAACATTCTCGTCAACGTAGTCGTAAGGACATCTGCTGGATACGAGTTCTCCCGTGCGCTCGCTCCTCATGTCGCAGTAAGCATCTTGCAGAACAAGAACGTTGCATTAGCCGCCAAATTGCTTGGAGTATTATGAATCACCAATGCGTAAAGTGTAAGGCAACATATCAAAGTGATGATGTTGATGCGTATTTGTGTCTCTCATGCACAGAGGCAAAGAAAGCCATTGCCGCACAAATTGACGCGCAATTCGCCAATCGCCCAAGGTCAGAGCCAACTTCCGAACTGAGGCAGTTTGAGGCTAGCTCAACTACGAGGATGGTTGATGGAAGACAAGTAACAATCGGACGCGCATGAAAGCAGTAATTGAAATTATGGGCAAGAAATACGAAGGGGAAGGTGCAACTCCCCGTGAGGCTATTGCCAACATTCCGTTCAAGGGATTTGCTCGTTCAATGTCCAAGCTCACTGTAGATAAGAAAACTATTATTCTTGCTCCTATGCAGACAATGAGACTGTTTGCTCCAAATCCAACGATCAAGGAAGTTAACGTAAAATCCATTTCGCTAAGATTCTAATCTATGTTCCCTGAAAACATCTTCCAGTATATAACCGCCGAAGAGAATAAGTTTGACACTGAAGAGGTGTCCGTTGGTTCAAATTGGAGATGGAACTTCAAAACTCACACACAAATGATCTTCCACCTCAAGAACGGCGTGTTCTTTCAAGGTGAAAACGACTGGATGAGAGCGTTCAAGAACATCATGGAACCTGTCCTTTCTTTGGCGTACTGGACTGAGGACATCGAGGTAAAAGATGTGGTGTTCTTCATTGAAAACATGCCGGGACGCGTGGCTTCATTCTTCATCAAGAAATATCACGATGAGGTTTACGTTCGCGAACATGACTTGGATGAGATGTTTGACGAGATAACCGAGTCCGATGTGGACTATGGTGGTGTTCTTGTCGAAATGATTTCCGAGAAACGTCCCAAGGTACTTCCACTTCCTCGGGTAGCGTTCTGCGACCAAACAGAGATGATGGGTGGCCCGATAGGATTCAAGCTCTATCTCTCTCCTGCGAAACTCCGCCAGATGGAAAAGTCTGGCTGGTTCAAGAAAGAGAACGGTGCTACGGGAACGGCTAGCGAACTCATTGACTTAGCGACATTTGAGAAAACTGCCGACGGACAACTTGGGCAGAAAAAGAACACCACAACAGGCAAACAGATTGAGGTGTATATCGTTCGTGGAGACTTGCCGCTTAGCTACCTTGACGACGGCGGAGACAAAGAAACAATGGAGGGACAACTGCAAATCGTTGCTTTTTATACTGACAAAGACAAGAAAAAACAATACTTCACCTGCTATCGAAAGAAAGAGGACGAGGGGTCAATCCTCTCCTTCTCCTCACAGAAAATCACTGGTCGAGCACTTGGCCGTGGATGGGGAGAGCGTATGTTACATCCTCAGATTTGGACAAACTTCTTGGAGATTCACAAAACACAGATGCTCCAAGCAGCGGCTAAGGTTCCGTTGTGGACTGACGACGAGACATTTGCGAACAGACATCAGGTTCAGGATATGGAAAATCTTGAGCTTATGACACTCAAGGAGGGTCGTCGTGTTGGACAAGTCCCGACAGCGGCAACCGCAAACATCGCCCTTTTCAAAGATGGAGTGAACTCATGGTTTGAATACGCACAGTACGCAGGAGCCGCTTTTGACCCGATGATGGGCAAAGAGGCCAATTCAGGTACGACGTTCCGAGGTCAAGACCAAATCGTGCAACAAGGTCGTGGCCCACATGACCGACTCCGTGGCAAACGTGCTAAGTTCATCGAGGAGATTTACCGCAAGCGCATAATCCCCGATATTAAGAAAGAGATACTGAAAGGTAAGAAGTTCTTGGCCACTCTTTCTGGTGATGAGATGCTGTGGGTCTGTGATGAGCTGGCAATCAAGGAATGGAACAAGAACTACGCCAACAAGGTCATTGATGGACAGGATTTTGCTGAGGGTGAAAAAGAAGCGTGGATGGAACAGTGGAAGCAGGAGTTCAAGAAGAAGGGTAGTCAGCACTTGCTCAAGATACTTGAAAAGGAGTTCGAGGGGATCGAATTACGGGCAGGTATCAACGTGGCGGGGAAACAGAAAGATCTCAAAGCATTATCCGACAAGGTTCTTGCTATCTTCCAGCTTGTCATATCTAACCCTGCGGCGTTTCAACAGGGTATGCAGGTTCCGGGCATGTCAGCGGCATTTGATAACATTTTGGAGTATTCTGGCGTGAATAAGGCTGACTTCTACGGCTTTACGCAGAAACTCGCACAACAACCGCAAATGCCACAACAGCAACCCGCCCAATTACCAGCTCAAGCAATGGCACTGTGAACGAACGCGAAATAGTAAAAATCCGTGGCTTCATCAACGAAAAGGAAATGTCCGAAGCGGTACGGGTTTTGTTAATGCGGAACTTCTTAGCAAAGAAAACCAACGCCGATGTGTACACCCTCGCGGCTCAAACCTTAGCAGTGCAGTTCCTCTCCGAAGCATGGGTCGAGATGGAGAGACACAAGAACGAGCCGAAGAAGGAAGGGCAGAAATCTGCAAATTATTTGTAGGGACTTTTATAAAATAATGGTATAATAAGGACATGGTCAATAAAGAAAAATTTGTTCTCCCAACAATCATAGCTCTGTTAGCTGTTATCGTTGGACTGTTCGCTTTTGTCAGTAATGTTCGTCCGGCTGGTGCAAGTGCGCCTGTTTATGAGTCTAATTATTCAACGACAACTCGTTCTACCGATGCTTCCGCAACGTATAGCAGCAGGGTGTGCACAGGTTCGTGTCAGATCGCTTCGATCATCATAGTTCAGCCGGCGACAGCAGGTTATCTTCGTTTTTGGGACGCAACGACCACTGCAACATCGACCATTCAAAGTGATGTAGCAAGCTCCACCGCCTCGCTCACACTTGGAAAAGCTATTGCCAGAGTTTTGAGTGCATCAGACGTGTTCGGATTCTTGCAGATAGACGCGACGATGAATAACGGTATCGTGCTTGAGACTTCCACTGGATTTGATGGCGAGTATATTATTACTTGGAAGAAATAACATGATAAAAAAACTCACATCACTCGCAGATAAGTTTGGCATCGCAGGAAAGAATCGGAAGCCTGGCTTGAAAGAGAAACTGGCAAAGGTTGAAACAAAGGTCGAAGCAACCGAGAAGAAATCAAAGAAGAAATAATTATCAATTTATAAATTAACTATGAATCAAAAACTTATTACTGTCGGTGTCGTTCTCGCTCTGGTGCTCGGTATCGCTGGCTTTTTCATGGGAGGCAAAACGATCATCAACACTCCTGCTGGTGCTGCTGTGAGTTCGTTTTTTACTGAAAATGATTACGGTTATGGAGGAGTCGCACTTCGTTCTGAACGAGTCAAATTGGTTGGTACAGCCGCTTCAACAACGGTATGCGTAATTCCTGCCCCAAGAACAGCATCTTCAACTGTAGAAAAAATTTCATACGCAGCGACATCTGCAACGGGAACTGATATGGATCTGATTATTTACAAATCAGTATCAGCGTATCTCGCAACTACTGCAATAACAGATCGAGTTGTGCTTTCGGCAAATACGAATATGCGTGTGGTAGCAACATCAAGTACACTGGGTAATACAATTTATGCTCCTGGAGATGTCCTTGTTTTTCGTTCAACAGTTGCTGGTGGTGGTAACGGAGTTTCGAGTCCAACAAACGGTGGATGCCAAGCAAGCTGGATACTGCTTTAGAACTTTGACAACTGAATAGCGGAAACGACCAAACACTTGCGGCATCCGATCGGGGCTACAAGGGAAGTTTCTTGGTCGTTTCTTCTCTTGTTGTTCCAACCGGGTGTCGCAAGGCACTCGGTTTTTGGTTATGCCACCACAAAAGGCGAATATGTTTATTCTTGTACATTTAACACAAGAGAACTAAAACTAGTTATGATTACTATGGATGAAAACAATCAAGACGGTGCCGCTGACGTAACCAACGGAGGAGAAGGAGGCGGAGTGCAAGAGTTTAAGCTCTCGAAAGATGAGTACGATAAGCTCAAGTCGCACGAAGCCACTGTTGGGTCGCTCAAACGAGATCTCAAGGACTTGAAAAAGCAACTTGAGGGAAAAACGGAGACCACGACAGAAACTCCTAAAAACCAAACAGAAGAATTTGGTCTTTTACAAAAATCCTATCTTCGTTCGGCCGGAATCACCGACCCAGACGAAGTGGAACTCGCCAAAGAGATCAGTAAGAAGTGGGGAATGGATGTTGATACACTCGTCGATGATGAGGACTTCAAAGCCAAACTTGAGAAAATCCGAACGACAAAAGCTAACGCTAAAGCTACAGCAGTAGAAGGTGGTGGAGGGTCGTCGGGTGGAGCCAAGAACACACTGGAATACTGGTCTCAGAAAGGTGAACTTCCGTCGCAAAAGGATGTGCCAGACCGCAAGACTCGTGCTGATATTAGCCGTAAACTGGCTCAAAACAGTAGGGGCGGTGGTGGAGGTACATTCTATAACGAATAGGAAAAGGACGGATTCTTCTAATTAACCATTATTGACTAATTAGAAACTATATGTCCGTTGCTAATACCATCACGTATTTGACGAGCTTTGAAGACGTGTTGCAAGACCGTCTCCATCATCCGACTACGTTTAAGGAGATGTGCGATATCATTGTCACCAATGAACGCGTCATCTCGAGTTCGTACATGAGTACAACTCCCGCTGTGCAGACTGTTACCCGTGGTACGGGTGCTATCCCACAGACGTTCGCAGAAACCGCCGATACGCTTACCATTTCGACAGGCCGTGACCTTGGTTTGGTCGTGGACTTTGCTGACGAAGCACAGTCGCCGTGGACTACTGGCGTTGAGCTCTTTGACCGCATTGGTGCGTTATTGAATGAGTTTATCGAAGCGAATGTGCTAGCACAGCACGCTTCTTGGACTGATTTCGACAACGCTTCCATCGGAGGCGCGGCAGGAAACATCACTGTTTCCGCATCGAACATTGACGACATTATCCGTGGCGTGAAGCGGGAGATCCGCGAGGCCAACGGTCAGTCGTTGATGAACAAGAACGGTGTCGGCTTTGTGTGGCGTGCCGCAGACTTTGAACTCCTCGAAGCGTTTGTCCAGGCGAACGGTTTCATGAGTGCTGATAAAGCTCTCAAGGAGGGAACGGTCGAAGGACTCCGCTATATGGGCGCAGACCACATGTGGTCGAACGATCACACGGCAAACCATGTGTTTGCTGGCGTGAAGAAGATTCAGCGTCTCGGTATCTTGAAGAAACTCTATGGAAAAGCGTTTGTTCAGGAACTCCCCGGTTCGGATTCCAATTCGTTCCATTCGGGTACGCTCTACTACTCTCGTGTTGATATTGGACATTTGACTCCTACGGCTCACGCAGGTCTCGTGTTCGATGTCGGTGTAGCGTAGTTTTCCATCTTTGCTCCTTAACCCTGCGGATTATCCCGCACAACATACAAAGAGTTAAGGAGTGAGATATGGCAAATTACCAGATAACAAAATAGGCAATGCAGTACTCAGACACAACAAATAAAAATGGGATATTGCAAGTGTGCGAGTCTCTTTCCTTTCTTGGTGATGCGGCGATAACAGGAGATTCAACACTGAAAGCGCAATTCACCAACTACATCAACATTGCCATTGGTGAGATTCGCCAGCATTTGCTGAAAGTAGACCGAAACTGGAAGGCCGATGATTATAACTACACCAATGTCCCCGACGCGCCTATCTCTTTTGTTGCCTCACAGTTTGACTATGAGCTTCCCGTCGCCGCTACGGGGAATAACCTCGCGACACTTCTTCGGGTAAATCATGTGTACTATGTAAGCGGAACGGAGAGAATCTACCTTGACCCCATCGACAGGCGTGAACAGTACAACTCTACGGCCACAGGTACTCCTACGGCGTACTACTTCGACGGTAAAAGCATCTGGTTTGATATTGCCCCCAGTGCGGAGTTCATCACCAGCGTCGCATCATTTCATGTGGACTTCTCTCGCCTCGATGATCCGTTCGTTGTCGCAGATACTTCACAGCAACCTGGCTTCATCGGAACATACCATCATCTCATTGCTTATAAAGCCTGTTCCCTCTACCTGCTCGGCTCAAAGCCTGACCTTGCTTTGCGTTATTCAACAGGCAATATGGATAATCCGGGAATGTTTGAATCAGGCATAAAAGAACTGCAATCCGCGTATTCACGGATGAACGGCGACAAGCGACACGTTATGAGACCGAAACTCACCCCGCATATATGACGTATTACACGCTCCCATCACGGCAGGGCAATTCATACTCACTTCCAAACCAAAACACAGGCAATTTACTCAAAGAAGATGGAGATATGTTACTACTAGAAAACGGAGATGGAATACTTATTGAAAATCCTACGAACAATCCAAACCTGACCGCACGCTCGTCGAGTTCTTATACGTTACCAGCACGAAATTAGTATGCTTAAAAAAACCTTTTTCACAATCATCATCCTCGCAGTTCTTGGTGGTTTCTACTGGCAGAACGCACAGATCAGAGAACTTGCTGACCAAGTAGGGAGACTGACTGCATTAGGTGCAAATCAGGCTATTTCTGCCCTTACCGCCCTCACCTCCCCCGACGACGCCGACACGCTCGCTATCGTGGACAACGGCGTTTCTCCTGCAACCACGAAGAAAATCACTTGGGCAAACGCCACCTCTTCACTCCAAACATGGTATGACGGACGCTATTCACTCATTGCCGGAAGTGCGAGCATAGTAACAGTTGGCGCACTAACATCAGGCTCCCTCGGAGCAGGATTTACCGCTGTTCCCGTGTCTTTAGGTGGCACAGGCACAACCTCACCAGCGCAATATCGCGTGCTCTTTGGTAATGCGGGAAGTGGAATAACGATGGCCACATCAACGGGAACATCAGGGATGTTTCTCACCTCTTGTGGAGCGAATTGTTTCCCTCAATGGACGACATCTGCCATAGACCAAGCGGCGAATTATACTTGGACGGGATCGCACACTTTCCCCGCGACAGTGGCCAATCCACTTACCTTAAATGGACTCGCCTATAATTTCTTTGGCACTCGTGCCGCCTCTTCAACAGTTCTCACGGAGGATGGCTCGGGCAATCTGCGCTTTCTTCCTGTCCAATCTCAAGTGCTCTATGCAAGCAATGTGAAAGTTTCTACGACAGACAATAGTGCAACAACGACATTTACTACTGTGGTGATTCCTGCAAACACGCTCACGACAAGCAACATGCTACGCATCACGGCAAACATAACGAGTGAGAGTGTGAGCTCTGAAAACGATGTTGATTATCAGTTCGGCAATGGCGTCTCCACATCGACCATCTTCTCCACAGAAGGAGGAAGCACTATGCGTAATCAGTCCATTGCCACGATAGTCGCAACCTCAACGACAGGACAACACACTCATCAGACCCACGGGACTAACGGCAATGGCGCAAGCGTAGATGCCACACTGACCATGAAAGGTTCTTACGTCACCACGTACTACTCCACCGCTGCACCACTATACATCGCCTTCCGTGGTCGCCCGATAGATTCCGGCAATCTCGCTGGTTACGAAAGCATCCTTGTTGAACTATTAGGCAGATAGACACTTAATCATTGAAACAATAGGAAACTAAACATGCAGAAACCCATCGTCTATGACAAATAAAATCATCACACGCCAAGTACGAGACATGAATCAAGGTATCCAGCCCAATATCTACAAAGATGGGCTAGCTCGTATTGAGCACTTTGACTTGGTTTCAGGCCAAGCACGGCCGTATCACCCGCTTACACTTTCGACGACAAATGGACTGAGTGGTACATCTCTGGCAACACTTGCTTTGCTCAAATTAACCGCTGTTTCAGGTACAATTTACGGCGTAGGAGTAGATAATTCCACACCTACTTATGGAGCTATCTACTCGTGGGATGCAACGAATGAGTGGCAAACTAAACTGACGTTTGGTGCGACATCGGCACCTAATGCTTTGTTCTTTTCGCATAAAGGAGTACTCTATGGGCTTCGCAATTCACAGTATGTCTATTCAATACATACCGACGGAACACTTTATGTAGCATCACACACTGACCTCACTTCCGTTTCTTCTTTTGCCGACGCATTCACTCATTCAAAAGACGGGTGTACTTATTTTGCAACTGACAACAAAATACATAAACTTAGCACTGCCGCTGATGGTACGGCGGGAACAGGTTACTCTTTGGTCCTCACACTCCCTAATACAAATTTTGTCATCACCTCAATCGCTGAGCAGGGAAACTTTATAAATATCTGTGGCTATGACTCAACGACACGAATCTCGTCGTCCCTGAAGTGGGACAGAGATACTTCTGTTACAGATATTACAGAATCGTATATTCTTGGGCCGGAACGTGTCTATCACAACGCCACACTTGGAGGACGAACGTTCTTTGTACAAATGCGCCTCGATCAGACGAATACCACATTCGCCGAACAACCCATTCTCGTCATAAAGTACTTGAGTGGCGATGTGCCAGAGATAATCTTGGAACTTCCCATGAAAACAGGCGTACTTGAGGCGGGAGGGCTTTTGATGGGTAAATTTGTCGCTAATGACAGACTATACTTCGCTGGATATGTTCGGTTACTCGGTGAATCAGCCTCGACATGGAGATGTTTTGTACTTGATAAGGATGGTAAACTCTCAATCGCTCAGAATATCGGAGTGGATACGGGGACTGTCGCTATAACAGGTGTCCATGTAGAAGGACAAGGTTTTTGGTTCACCGCAGGCGCAGATGGTGCATGGAGTAACGGTGCGAGTAACAACACGGCATACGGTACGACTTCGATCATCGAGACAACAAAGGTGCGTTCAGATGATTTAGCAAAAAATGTCTCTTTCAAAGGGATGATACTTTCTTGTGAGCCACTTCCCACAGCAGGACAAATAGTTATTGCCGCACGGAAGAACTCTAGTGAATTGAAAGTTACACCCGACGCGACGTGGACAACTCTAAAAACTTTTACCACTGACGATGATGTGAAACTTGGTCTTCCTTCTGCCGTAGCAAAAAATGCGCTATCACTCGCAAATGTCAAAGAGTTCCAGCTTAGAGTGGAGTCGACTGGAGGAGCCGTGGTTACTGGGCTTCAGTACGCTTATGAGGAAAATGACGCAGAAAGCTATGGATGAGCAACAAATTAGAGCAATAATCCGTGATGAAATGGCAAAAGGAAAGTTTCTCATTTCTCGACCCGCACAGATACTCGACGGTAACGATATTGTCATTGGTCAAACTTTGGGTACTCGTTTGGGAACTGCCGCTTCACAGAAACTTGCGTTCTATGGAAAGACACCAATCATTCAGCAATCGGGAGTTTCTACGCCAACAGCACCAAGCGTAGGTTACGTTCAGGCCGAAGCCGCAAGTGCAAAAACTGCCATTGATGCTTTAATCGCCATCGTTAAGAATATCGGAATCACGATTTAATAATTTATGGTATAATTAGAACATGCCGACAGCAACTCCCGTAGACTACACAAAAAGAGCGATTGATGTGAACCCAGAACCAACCTTTGCCCAGCAACAACAGGCGGCTGGTATTCAACTTGCTGCGCCTGTTTCCACTATCACCCCGCAGTCTCTCACTCCTGCGGTTGCGGCTACTCCAACTATTGCGTCTGAAACACCTGTGCCAAGCATTACTGGCGGACAAGCGACAATCGACGCAAACATAAAAACCCTCACACCCGAAGTTACGCCAGATTCGTCCACGTCATTGTTTGACAAATACATAAAAGAGTTACAAGGAACCGAACAGCCCTCAGCGCAATCTCTCTATGGCTCTCTGGAGTCACAATCAGGTATCAGTGGCTTCCAAACAGGCGCAAATGAAGCCGCACAAGCAGAAAGTGTCGCTCAACAGGAATTTGACGCAATTAACGCGCAAATCGCAGGATTAAATGCCGAAGCACAAGGAGTTCCCATCCAAACACAAGAAAATATCGCAGCAGGGGGAGCTAACGTAACAAAAGCAGGTGTTGCACCACAAAACACCGCCGCACTCCGAAATATCGCCCTACGTGCCATTCCCCTTCAATATCAAGGACTCATGGCACAAGCAAAACTCGCTGGCGCACAGAGAAAAACTGCTCTTGCTCAAAGTATCTTAACCCAAGCACAGAATCATCTCGACAAGATATTTGGCTTTCAACTTGCGGACGCAAATAACAAATATGACGCACGCATAAAGAACATCGATGCGGCGTATGCGTTTGCGGACAAGCAAGACCAGAACAGGCTCGCTGACAAGAAAGCCACACTTGCCTCGAACAACTCGCAGTACAACGCTTTCATTCAGGACATTCGTAATAGCACGGACAAGGCAACGGCTAATTTCCAGCCAGACATTGCGATAAAGATTGCTCAACTTGCTGGCACGATCGATCCTGCATCAAAAACTTTCATGCAAGATTTCAAAAAGGTGAACGACCAACTTTCTGTGTTAACGGGACAACTTGTCCAGCAAGGAAAGTACACGATAGGCGAAGATGCGGCTGGGAACAAAGTGGAGTATCAACTTGGGCCACAAGGGAATGTTATTTCGTCGAGGGTGTTGTCGAGTAAGGGTGATGGGAATGATGTAAATGTCCCTACTGGCTCAACTCCAGAGTTAAAAAATCTTTCCCAGACAGCCGGACTTATTTCAGGATTTTCCAGCGATAAAGCGAGGGCTTCATTTATGAAGTCTGTTAATCCGCTTATTCAACAAGGAAACTCGAAGGCACTTGCTGAAAAAATTATTGGACAAACTCTTGCAAACATTCCTGATGCTGACACACGGAAACGCACGATAGGAGGATTTACCATTGCTCAAAGTCTTTCTCGACTAAGTGGATTATTGAACGAATACGAAAACGCTGGTGGTGAGACAGGCTTTTTCAGTGGAAATATCCAGAAACTTTATGAAAAGGTTGGGCAAGTTGGCGATCCAGCCCTTGCGGGACTTGGAGTGCAGATTCTTAATACCCTTGATGTTTTGGCTCGTTCCCGTACTGGTGCCGTCATTACTGAAAGCGAGGAGGAATTATACAATCGCATGTTGCCAAGCACTGACAAGGTTGGAGAACTGAACACGGTCGTTAGCGATAGCCTTCGTGAGTCTTTGATGTTTGACGTTGCAAGCCAACTGCGCTTTAACATCACCGAAGATGGCTACAATCAAGTAAAAAATGCCTTGCCCGATGTGTTCAATCCCACAACAAAAGATTTCATGACTGACGAAGAAATGACAAAACTAGAAGAAGGGCAACAATCAGTTATTCCCCCGATCAAAACCGAACCAGCCAGTTTCTTTGATAAGTTCTTAAAAGTCTTTGGCTTCTAACATGGAAACAAAAATTATAAATGGCGAGACATATACCAAGGTGGCTGGCGGTTGGCAGAAACAAAGAAAAGCACCCGTTGCTCCGCAACGTTCTTTCTTTGAGGAAGCCGTACCTGTTGCTGGCTCTATTGGTGGCGCAGTACTTGGCGGTATTGCTGGTGCACCACTTGGCCCAGCTGGAGTAGTTGCTGGTGGAATTGCGGGTGCTGGTGTTGGCGGTGCGGCGGGCGAAGCACTGCAACAGAGAATTGAAAAGGGTTATGGGCAACGTGACGAAATGAACGCTAGTCAAATACTTGGCACTGGCGCAACGTCTGCTGTATTACAAGGAACTGGCGTTGCCGCTCTAAAGGGACTGGGTATGGCAGCAAATGCGGTTCGCCCTGTTGCCGTTAAAACACTTAAATTTCTTTCTGGTTATGCAGATGATGCAATCGAAGCAGCACTAAAACGCACTCCGGGCGCGGTAGAGACAATGAAACAAGGTGAGGTTGCCCTTAATGACATTATCAAACGCTCTGCATCAAAACTTCAAGATTTTGCCAGTGAAGCAGTAAAAGAGTCACGAAAAGCAGTTGCGGAATTTGATAAACTTTCTGGTGGTGGGGCAGGAAGTGGTGGTGTCCGCAGAGATTTTCTTAAAGAGGGTAGCCAATTTGTGTCTAATACTACAAGGGCATTGAGGAGTAAATATAATATCGGAGTATCGTCAAATGGGCTACTTAATTTTGACCGAAGTGTGCTCCCGTCAAACATAGTATCAGGAGGTGACAAGGGTGCGATTCAATCTGCCTTTGATGCCGTGAGAAACATCACAAAAGATACCTCAGTGAAACAACTCGATGCAGTCACTGAGCGTTTGATCGTGTTAAAAACAAAAACCCCAGCAGGTACACCAACGGGCGGGGAAACAAAGCAAATAATTGGAGGAATGATGGATGAGGTACTAAAGTTTGCCGAATCACTCGGTACTTATGGTGGTAAGGGTTATGCAGACTGGGCAAAATTTGCCAAACAAAACGTTGTCAAGCGTTCGATGATAGATGATATGAAGGAATTGTTCGGTTCTTCAAGAAATTTATCACCAAAAGAAGTATCGCAGATTAGTCAAAAATTGCTTAATCTTTATAACACAGGAAAACTTGAAATTAGGGAAGCCGCACAAACTCTTGGGGAAAAGATCGGTGAAGATATTACTGGCGGTGCGGCGGGAACAATCGTGAAGACTGGAAAACAAGTAAACACCACAGCGGGCATTCCGACAGCACGAGGACTTATTGAAAAAGCCGTTGAGGTTCTTCCTCGCACTGGATTAAAAAATTATATTGCTACAGGAAAAATAACAGGAGAGATTGCAAATCATCCAACATTGCTGAAAATCTCACAAGCACTTGGAGTTTCCGTTAAGGCATTGCTTCAAGATATTGCCGCGTTAATGGAAGATAAGACTACTCGATGAGTCCGAGAGCCGCAAGAATGAACGCTCCGACAAATATCGAAACATACAAAATAATCCCCGCCAAAATTATTCCACCAGCAATTGCTAACATATTCGCACCCTACCACCTCCTAACATAACCGTCAACATGCACCCCGAAAAGCTCAAAAAAATCCTTGAAGAATCAATAAAAATGGCTTCTTCACAGATCGACCCCGAAGACTTGAAGAAAATCTTTGAAGTCATGCTTTCCATGAGAAAAACCATCATGGCTGATATGGAGTCCCTGAAAAAACTTCACAACTCCGCAGTACAACTAATGGACGGCAAAGTAAGCAAAAGCATGTCTGAATCAGAGAAAAAGATGATGGACACAGCAAAGAAGGAAATGGAGAAGATGATGAATCCCATGATGGCTGAGCATGAAGAAATGATGGGGGAGTGCGAGGCGAAGATGGGGGCTATGGACGAGAAAATGGAGGCACACGAGAAAGAAATGTATGTGAAGATGGAAGAAGTTGTGAAGATGATCCCCGCTATCCCCGAACCCGTATCCCTAAAACCCGTAGAAGATAAAATAAAATCCCTCGAAGACATGCTCAAAGACTTTGAAAGGCGCATGATGAACTTTGCGACACAAAACGGAAGACCACTGGGCGGCTCTGTAGTTCATAAGTTTGTTGATGATGACAGTTTGACTGGAACAAAGAATGACGTAAACACTACGTTCACTCTTTCCAAAGCACCAGTAAATGGATCACTGAAACTCTACAGGGGAGGGAGCCGCCAGCGAGTGACAGAGGACTATACTTTATCAGGAAAAACTGTCACGTTTGTCGTGGCACCAAGTGCGAACGAAATTTTGTGTGCTGACTACAGATATTTTTAGGATATGAAAAAAGGAACATATAAACATTCTGTAGAGAGGTTAAAGAAAATGAGTGATATACAAAAGGGTCACCCTGTTTCAGAGCAAACAAAAGAGAAAATTAAGGCTGCGCACCTTGGAAAAAGATACTCTCCAAAGACGGAGTTTAAAAATGGTCCACGGTACGATTTACGTAGCAGGGAGCTTATTACATGTCTTATATGTAATTTAAAGTTTGAAGTAAAAAAGTCACATGCAGCGAAAAGGAAAACATGTTCAAAAGTTTGTTTTGGAAAATATAAGGGAATTCAGTCAAAAGGAAAAAAAATACACTCTGAAGAATTTAAAAAAAGACTTAGCGAGAGGAATTGGAAGGGTGGAGTCACTCCGGTAAACCAACTAATAAGGTCTAGTGCTGAGTATAAGCTATGGCGGATTGCCGTTTTTACAAGAGACAACTTCACTTGTGTGTGGGGTGGCACTGAGCATGGCAACAAGTTAAACGCAGACCATATTAAACCATTCGCCTTTTTCCCAGAACTCCGTTTCGCCATAGATAATGGACGAACACTCTGCGAAGACTGTCACAGAAAAACGGATACTTACGCAGGTAGAGCTAAAATTAAATTTAATCTATGAAAAAATACCTTCTTTTGTTTCTCTTGCTCCCACTTGTTTCATCTGCTGCAACAACCCTTTTTCCAATCGGCGGAGGTACAGGAACTTCATCGGTAAACGCTTCCGACGTAGGAAAGTATCTCAAAATCTCTGATGATTCTCCGTTCACTTACACATTTGATACACCCACAGCAGGTGGCGGCTCCTTCCCCTTCACCTCCGCATCCTATGGTGTCTCCACATCCACGATCGTCGGTTTCCTCGCTGGCATGTTCTCTGTAGGCTCCTCGACTATACAGGACTTGCATGCAACCTACGCTTCGACCTCTCAACTCTCAGTAACGGGTTCAGCTACCACGACCATTGCAGGAGGAGCAAGCGCGGGGATAAAATTTACCTCGGACGGTTCATGTATTGTTGGCCCAAACGACAGCATTGTGCATATCTGTTTCGACGAAGCAGCGGGGCTTCGCGTGGGATATAGCAATTTATCGGCAATGACACACACAACCTATACAGCGGCCGCAATTCAAACATTCGTTGCTGATGCGGAGATTGGACGTTGGAATGCAACTGGCCTAGGAATTATGACCACCAATCCCACCACTGCGCTTGATGTGCAAGGTACGGCAAGTACCACCCATGCTCGCATCGCAGGAACACTGACCATCCCTCTCCTCACTTCTTCAGGACTCGGTGTAAATGCATCAGGGCAAGTATATGCCGCCGCCACGACCACCTTCACAGGCTCTACAGGCCTCACCTACGCCAATGGAAACGTAACGTGTGATGTGGCCACTGGTTCAGTTCCCGGCTGTCTCTCTGCGGCAAATTGGACGACATTCAACGGAAAAGAGGGGTCTTTGGGTACGATTAACGGACTTGTCGCAAGTAACGGAACCACTCGCTATCAAGCTGCTTCTTCGACCCTCTACGCCTCCCTCGGAACCCTCGGAGCACTCGGCTTGGACTCAACGGGCGCAGTCTACAAGTTCGCCACCACGACATTCTCGGGTGGACTCAGTTATGCGGCAGGCAACGTAACGGACGTGCTTACTGCGGGCGATCATCTCACGCGCACGACAAATGACTTCGATGTTGACGATGACTTTATCTTGAACACGGGAGACGTAGGAACTGGCTCATACACATTCCCACAGGTTGCTTTCACCAATGCCACTGGCACCTCGATTTATGCTTCCGCTTCCTCCACCATTCAAGACCTCCACGTCGATACCCTTGCCGTTGAGGATGTTACGTTCAGTGGATTTACTGACTTTACTGATTCGACGGTAACGATAGAAATACCTTTTTCTTTTTACTACTCGACAACGACATGGGTTGGAACAACGACAAAAGAACTTGCCCCCGCATCGTCTGCGCAAACGTGGAAAAGTGTAATGTGTCATGCTCCTACGGGAACTGTGAATGTCGTTTTAGGCGACAACACAAATGATATGAATTTATTTAATGCATCATCGACGGTCGGTGAAGTTAATCTCACAACCAACAATACATTCTTTAAAAGCGAAATGCGTTATGTTAAAATGGGTACTCCCGTGAGTAGTCCAACCGTTATTACGTGTACAGCCACTATCCTAATCAACGACTAACATGTCTGAATTTATCACATCAATGGTTCGGTCAAAATATCGCGGAGCATGGGATTCTGGATATAACTACCAAATACGCGACGTGTGTACGTCAGGCGGGTCTATGTATTACTGCAATGTACCCAACGTAAACCAAGTACCGCCAAACGCGAGTTATTGGACGCTGATGGTAGAAAAAGGTGCTGACGGCGCACAGGGAGACACAGGTGGGACAGGCAATCTCGCCACACTCGGTGGTATCGCTCACTCGCTTGCGACGGCGGCCAATGACTTTCTGGTTGCCTCGGGTGCAGGAGTATTCATCAAAAAGACTCTCGCAGAAGTAAAAACCATACTCGGACTTGGTACTGCGGCGTATACCGCCTCAACGGATTACGCAACGGCAGGACACACACACGCAGGAAGCGAGGCGTTCCCCGTTGGCTCGGTCTTTCTCTCTGTTGTCTCAACAAACCCAGCCACGCTTCTCGGTTACGGAACATGGTCGTCTATCGCTGCGGGTCGTGCGCTTGTAGGCCTTGATGCAGGAGACACGGATTTCGACACAGTAGAGGAAACAGGAGGTGCAAAGACCAAAACTATTGCTCAGGAGAATTTACCGAATATCTCAACAGGTGCAGGGACAGCGCATACACACACACAAAACGCCCACAATCACTCCCAGCGATACAATTCTGCAACTACAGGACCGCTTTCGGGACCAACGACCGCACCAGACGCTTCATCCAACAACACGACGAATTACGCAATAACAACCGCAGACGCTACAGCCACAAACCAAGATGAATCTGCACACACGCATTCTCTTGGAGGAAGTGGAACAGCACTGAACGTGATGAACCCTTACTTTATTTGCTACATGTGGAAACGCACTTTGTAATATGTCATTCCTCGTCTCATTTTTCTGCCTCTTTATGACCTGCACGGCCACCCCGCCGACCGTGGTGCATACTCCTGCTACCTCGTTCACCATCGACACGGTGAAAGTCGGCGCAATCGTGAAGCCAGCTGTTAAGAAGCCAGTTCAAAAGCCTGTTGGTGGTACGGCGTTGGGTGCGACCACTGAACAGTTACTCGCACAAGAAGAATCACTATTTGCTGAAGTAATTGATGGAGTGGTCGTTCGTGTCATCGTTATATCGCAGGAAACCCTCAACACAGGCAAATGGGGCGATCCGAAGAACTGGATACAAACAAGCGCAAAAGGAACAATAAGAAAAAACTATGCAGGAATGGGATATGAATATGACAAAACCATTGATGCGTTTATTCCGCCAAAATCACCCGATGAGACGATTTTTAATAGCACAAAAGCACTATGGGGAGCACCCGTTGTTGCTTCGGTCGTCCACGATGCTTCGTTTTACTCGGCATCATCAACTACTTTATGAAAAAGCTCCTCATCATCTCCCTATTCCTCCTCTTGCCATTTCAGGCGTTTGCTGCAACAGCATCGGTGCTTGTCATCTCGGGTGGAGGTGGTGGAGGTGGTGCTATTGGCGGCGGCGGCGGCGCGGGAGGACTTACCTACGATGCCACATATACAATAACGACGGGTTCTGGACTTACTGTTACTGTTGGTGCTGGCGGGGCTGGTGCCGCTCCGTCAGCCGTGTCTTCAAACGGTGCAACCTCTACATTTGATACAATCTCTCCGCAAGTCGGAGGAATGGGTTCTGGTCGCAAAGTTGCTGGTGATGTACTCTTCCCTGCAAGTCGCGGCGGTTCAGGCGGCGGCGGAGATGCTTATAGTTATCCGAGTCAACAAACTCAAGCTCCTGGCGTTGGAACTGCAGGTGAAGGGAATGATGGAGGATCAGCACCGACAAATTGTGCAGGTGCTGGGGGGGGTGGTTCGGGGGCTGTTGGGGCAGATTGTAGCGGAACAACAGGCGGAACAGGCGGAGCAGGAACAGC